ATTGGCACATCGCAAGACTTCGTGAGTGCGGAAAATTAAAATTAGGCGGAATCGAGTTTGCTAAAGATTCTCCTTACTTCCATCTCTGTGAAGATGTTGTAGTTAAACCTAAAATGGGGCAAGTCTTACCACATAGACACGTTATTTCTTCTCCTTTAAAGGTGGCAAACCCCTCTTCTCCCGATAAGAATTAGTTCTTTTTTCAGATAAGTTTGGTCGTTTGACTTTCTTACCTAATATCTTTTTAACTCTATTCACTATCTGTTTAATAATCGGTTTGACTGCCTTTAAAAGCAGTGGTGTACTCAATGCAGCAGTTGTAGCCACAAGAGTAATTCCTCCCGTTTTAACTACTTGAGGCACTGTAGGTATCGCATCAATTATCTGTTGCTGGACACTTAATTTTTTATATCTAGTTACACAACGGTTTCCGACCAATTCATACTTAATAATCTGTTTAGCACCCTCTTCTACTTTTGTCCCAACTTCAGGCGCACCATCGGGAGGACAATCTTCAGGCTGTGCTTCTGGCACTTCTGCTGCTGGAGGTATTTCTGGTTGTTCGTATCTTTGTGGCTCTTCCTCTTTGATAGGAACCAACTGCAACGGATCGTAATTCATTGGCTCATAAGCTGGAACTCCTCCAGGGCATAAGATCATATTGCCTTTTGGATCGTTATCTATAAGTGCATCATTTTCAATACTTCTTCTTGCCTTTACACAAGGCATTTCAATAATCGGAAACCCTATTGGGACATTTACTGGTACGTTCGGAGCATTAACAACAGGTGCATTGATGACATAAGTATTGACAGGCTCGACTCCAATAGCAGGAATTTCAACTTTAGGGATCAAAATCTAGGTAGTCCAATCGCTTTTTTATTTTCGTTCTTTTGCTGTGCAGGACTTAAAGCCCCAGTAGGTAATGCAGGGCCAGATAATCCAGGCATTTTCATAGCACCCATTACTTTCTCCATTGCTTTATCTTGAAGCATCTTCTGATTATCTTCATTAGTTATCCATAAATAACCAAACACCCCGCCACCAGTGATTGCTGCTACAAGCACAAAGGAAAGTACACTGATAATATTCAGAATTTTTTGCATGGTAAAAGAAGCTATCTTAAAAGCTATTACTCACACTAGCCTAATTGTGACTATTGGGCTTCTACCTCTGTTACCTCTTCATCTGTTTCTTCAGCAGCGAGTTCTTTTGCATACTGAATACCACCCTTCAATTGAAGGATCTCTGAGATAACTGTATTCAACTCATCTTCAAGCTTGGCCTTATAAGCTTGCTTGGCTTTTAGAGTTGATTCCCATTTGTCTAAGGGATTTGCCATTAAGACCAGGGCTTACCAACAGCAGTTGTTGGAGTAGCAAGAGCAGCATCAATCGCAGCTTCTACAGCAGCAACACCATCAGAACCTAAAGCTGTTTTGACCCATCCAATGCAAACGGAATCGCTAAGGCTGTCATAAGCTTTAAAGTCAGAGGGAAGACTAGAAGGCTTTATGAAATTCACTTCACCTGTTTGTCTTGAATCAGGTGCTTCTGTGTTATCAGAATCATCAATCGCCTTGCAACGCCAAATCACCTTGTTTACATGTCCGTCGGAAATGTCACGCTCCAGGGTGTTGACTTGCCAAACTTTGTTGATTGCCATTGGTCGAATGTTTTAGGGATAGTTTAATCGTTTTCGGCGACTTGTTCTTTTAATAATTCTACTCTTGCTTGCTTTTTGACAATGGCTTGTGTTTTCTCTTGTTGAGATTGAGCAATACCATTGTATTCCTCCACTAAAGCTTTTAAATCTGCTTCTTCAGCGACAAGACGTTCTTGTGGGGTTGGCATAAATAAAAGGTATGTTTCTAAAATATAGATTTAATACTACAACGTGACAAGTACGGTTAAGCAGCTTCCAATGCAGCGACTTTGGTTTCTAGTGTTTCGATTTTTGTGATTGCTTCTTGTAATGCAGCAGTTAATAAAGGTACAAGTTTTGATTGATCGATTTGTTGTGGATTAATAGAACCATCACTGTTTGTTGCATCTTTAGCACCATAAATAGCTTCAGGAACAACAGGAGTTACTTCGTGGGCAAAGAAACCATCAACAGTAGTATCAGTATCTTTTTTAAAATTAAATCTATAAGGTTTTAAAGTTTTTAATCTTGTAATTCCATCTGATATAGCGACTTGATTTTCTTTTAATCTATAATCTGAAGATGTATTGTAAAGGGTTGCAGTTGTGCCAATAACAATTGAACCTTCTTCAGTACTATCATTACCTATAAACGCGATCATCTTTCCAGTATATCCAGAAAGGCCACCTCTTCCATGACGCATTGATATACCAAGAACATCACCTGAAGTATCACAATTAAATGTTGCAACTGTTTCATCTCTACTAGCAGCTATCCTTCCGTAGACAGTTATCCCATCACTGGCTGTGGCAAGCTTTTTTGAGCTGTCATAATGGAGTTCTGTAGATCCATCACTTTGGCAAATAACATTATTAGTTACCGTGCCAGAATTATTTCCTTGTATATAAAGATCACCAGTAGAGTTTCTAATATATGAATGACTACCTGTGTGGTAGATTTTTAGATCTCCACCAGAACCAAGAGATATTCTGTTATCAGATGAACTTCCGTCAGGTATAAACAATGTGCCAGTAACTTCGACTCCACCTGAATAAGTTGCAAGCTTCTTAGAGTTGTCGTAATAGAGTTCTACGGCTTTAGCAGCAGTAGATTTTATGCAATCTTCCCACGCTCCATCAATGTAATTCTGCATAGCAAAATTATTAGATGGGAATAATCCCATTCTAAAATTATCTGCATCGTCATCAGCATCATCAGCATAAAATTGGACTAAAGCACCATTACCTTCATTACCTTGAATTTTTAATTTGGCATAACCATTAGTATTGAAAACTTGTATTCCATCGTTTGTAGTTGCAAAAGTTTTTTCGTTGTCATAATAGAGTTCTACGGCTCCATCCTTATTAAAGACTGCTAAATTCTCACTACCACCTTCGCCAGCTAGTGAAATAACATCTCCTTGTATATAAAGAGTACCAGTAGTATTGTTTATCTTCGAGTTAGATCCATTGTGCCAGATTTCTAGATCTCCACCACTTCCAGCATAGTACTTACCATTATCATCAGTTAAGAAATTACCAGTACCAGCATCTACATTCCCCGAAACTAATATTCCTCCACTCGTTGTCTCAAGCCTCTTAACGTTGTCGTAGTAGAGTTCTACGGATCCGTCATTATTAAATCTTGCACAAGTTTCACCTCCATGTTTTATGAAAGTATCATTAGTTGCTTCGATAATAAGAGCTGAACTAGCATTATTATCTTTTATGTAAGAAAACGATCCATCATGCCAGATTTGTAGATCTTCAGATGTCCCAAGACTAACCTTGACATCATCATTACCTCTAAATTTAGTAGTAGTGAATATATGTCCTGTTGCTTCGACCCCTACATCAGTTGTCTCAAACTTCTTAGTACCATTATAAAACGCTGTTACTGCACCATCAGCAGTAAAAGTAAGGAAATTCTCATCCCCTGCTGCATTTCTAAATCTTTGATCATTTCCTAAATAAAAAACAGTTGATCCATCCGAATAAATTTCTAGATCATCTCCATCGCCTAAAATAATTTTACCGTTATCTTTAATATCAATATCATTAGATATGAATAAATCTTTCCAACGTGCACCACTAGCACCTAAGTCATAAGTGTCATCAGTGTCAACTTTAGCGTGAGCAGCGAAAAGAATTTTATCACTTGCTGTTTCTAGCTTCTTACTGCCGTCGTAATAGAGTTCTACTGCTCCGTTTTCTGCTAAGAGTATTTGATCCTCACCTGCGGAAGATTGCATCCTTGTATTACTACTTCTAATGTAGAAATTTCCAGTACCTGACTCCTCTAAATATGAGTGAGATCCATTATGGTAGATCTGGAGATCATCTCCTGTTCCGAAATTAGCCTTTACATTATCTACTAGTCTTAAATCACCTGAACTATTTATATTCCATTTCTGAGTACCATTAGCAGAATATCCAATAGCGTTTGAACCTGAATTATAGAATCCAGTACCCGAATCTCCAACAGAAAAAGCAGGTGTTGTAGCGTTAGAAGAGTTGACTCTTACTTGTCCAGCACTAAGGTTTCCATAACTCGTTGTCTCAAACTTCTTAACATTGTTGTAATAGAGTTCTACGGCTTCGTTATCAATTAACTTTGCAAATGTTTCATTACCATCTCCAGACTGAATCCATACAGTATTACCACGTAGATATAACTCATTTGTAGTGGCTTCTAGTTTTATATATCCACTTGAGGCAATGAGTTGATTATGTGTTCCATCATGGTAGATTTGTAGATCTGACCCAGTTCCGACTAATAACTTCTTACTATCTCCTAGATGTATATGCTCTGAACTTGTCCAAGCATCAGTTGAATCAACCCAATTCCAAGTTTTATCACCATCAGTTGAATCAATTGTTATCCCCGCACCATCTACAGCAGCATCATTACCATTACCTTTTGCAATTTCAATATTTTTATCTTTTACAGTCAGCGTAGTTGTATCAATCGTTGTGGTCGTTCCACTAACAGTCAAATTCGCACTCAACGTCACATTTTGAGAGCTATCAACAGAGATAGCAGCAGTTCCACCTGTGCTTATAACAAAAGTATCCGAACCACCGCTAATTCCTGAGTTTGTATCTGAGCTAAAACTAAATGCTGGAGCAGCAGCACTACCATCTGGAGCTTTACCTAAAACATTCGCAAAAGTAATCTTTTTATTAACTTCCGCACCACTAGCATCTACATCGAGAATAGCAAAAGTATCCCCTGAAGCTGGAGCCGTTAAGGCTGTAAACTCTGAAATTTTACGATTTGCCATTTACGTTTTGATGACGTACATCATTGCTATGTTACGAGGTCTTGTCTCAGTTCCTCCTGAACTTGCTGTACTACCCGAAAAACTTACAGAGTGACTGTGATTACTGTTGTTATAGATTTTATTCGTATTTGCTCCCTGAGTAAATGCGGCACCATCATTATCACCAATAAAACCTTTATTAGCTCCACTCCAAGCATCCTCATCACCTGCTCTATTTGATGCTTTAAATGCGTGGTTGTGCGCTCCTGTTGAATTAGTAGAACCACTTAAACTTCCAGGGTTATGAGTGTGTAACTTGTACTCCTGATCTTGAAAAGTTGCTATTGAACGACCTGAATCAACACCTCGACCATTATCAAAACCTCTTACAAAATTACCTCTTAAATCTGGAATATTAAAAGTTGAACTTCCATTCCCTGCACCGTAAGCCGTTCCAATGACAGCAAACAAAGCTGCATAAGTTGTACGGCTAACTGCTGCACCGTTACATTCCAAATAATCAGCAGGGACAGTCGCAACAGCCAAACAAAAGACTGCACCCGATGGAACACCTTGAACAGTTGAGAATGAAAGCGCACCAGATCCATTTGTTTGCAAAAATTGCCCATTAGAGCCATCGGCCGACGGCAATGTCAAAGCAAGATTTGAACTAACAGTAGAGGGAGCTTGCAACGCTACATAATGACTACTATCCGAATCGGCAAGTCTTATATCTCCCTGTGCTTGGATCGTTACGCCATTACTATCAATAATTGCTCTTTCCGTTCCAGCAGTTGATAGACCAATCGTGTTTGCTGATTTTCTAAATATTCCTGTATCTGCATCACCATCAAAAGCTATTGCTGGTGTACTGGCTCCTGAAGCATCATCAGCCAAGATAACACCTGTCATTGTGCCACCTGATCTAAGCAATAAACCAAGGTTATCTTCCCCTACATCACCTATTTCTCTAAAATTTGACCCGTCATAAACTTTTAATTTGTCATCACTAGATTTTCCGTAAAGCATGAACTTTACTGGATTACTAGGATCTGAACCTCCGCTATTATTTGTTTTTATCGCATCAAGAATACTATTAATGTCGGCACGAACAACATTACCTGCGGCGTTATCAACTGTAAAATTCGTGACCTGTGACACTAGGCTTTTACGTTTTGATTCATTCTATACCCCTTTGCCGAATCCTACAGCTTGATAAGTGAAATTTCTATCAAGAACTGTTGAACCATTTAAGAATTTAACGGTAAAACCTGTACCAGAAACACTTGTAATGGTAAAGAAATCACCAGAAGCCATGTTTTGTGCAGTAATACCAATTGAAGGCAAATAAGAATTAGCACCACCAAGAGAAGCAGTCCCAACAAAGAACGGTTTTGCGAATGTAATTGCTTTTCCTCCCGCAGTTGTTCCTGATGCAATGGTTGTTGTACTTTGCTCTGTCCTAGATGGAAGAATTGCTGTATATCCTAATTGCTGTACGTTAATATTTTGGTTTGTGTTTGTTGAAGATAAATTTGCTTTAAATTGAAATGCTCTTGCTTTAAATTCTCCATTAGCAAAAACATTAAACGAACCATAACTAGAAGCATCCGTACTTGTTTTTACATAAACTTGGCAGTCAGTATCATTTGCTGGATCACCATCGAAACTTGCGACACTATCAAAATCAGACCAAGAATCAATGTTATTACCAACCAGCACACCAAGACTTTGAATATGTCTTCTTAAAGTCAGTGTAAAGACTCCACCTAAGTCCAAGGTGTCTGCAAATTCATAAGTTCCTGTCAGGTTTGCTGATGGATCTGTTAGTTGTAAAGCTCCACTTGTGTAGCTGACATTTGTTTTACTTCCGCTAAACGGTGTACCTAGCAAGTCTTCCCTTTTTGTTAAAACTGCTAATTCTTGTCCTACATCTGGAAGATCAATAATAATGCTTGTTTCCCCTGCTGAAAAACGCCCTCCATCATCTTGGAATTTTAAAATGTACTCACCTTCTAAAGCAGGTACAACAGCTTCAGACGTGTTTCCTGCTAGTGCATTTACGAGGTCAACTGAACCTGCAAAAGTACCCGATCCATCAGTCTTATTAGAGTGCCTGACATAAACCCGTCCTCCATGTAAAACATCTGCATCGGTTGACTTATCCCACCTCAACCTCATTAAATTATTACCAATAGGCTCTCCTGTTAAATTTACAACATCGGCTGGTAAAGCTGTTTTACCACTTGCATTAAAGGTTGCATCTAAAGAGGTAGGAGAAGTTTCTAATAATGCGTTAAAAGAAAATATTTGAAATTCATACGCTCCAGCCTCACTGTTATCAATATGAATATCAGGTCTAAAAACAATCTGACTTTCATAGTTTCCATTTTGGAATCTGTATTGAACTAAATATTGATTAACTCCATTAACAGGAACCCAAGTAACAAATAACCTGGATATAGCAACACCATTTCTTGTAACAGTCTTTTCTTCAAAATCAACAGAAGTTGGCGGTTCTGCTGGTGCGTTTAATATTGAAACGTTTCTTGCAGGTAAGGCTAAGCCTTCTTCAATATTGGCATATTTATTTGGTCTATAAGATAAAGCTGTAATTTTATAATTAATTCCATTTGCTTCTTCTACTGTTATCACTCTAAATTTCTGAGCTTCAATTGTATCGCTAACTAAAAACCATATCGAATTAACATTAGGTACTTCAGATAAAGCAGAATCTAAATTAATGACTCCACTTGTAACGCTTAAAACATTTTTTGTTTCGACAGAATTATCAGGCATGACTACACTGACCTTTTTATTTGCTCCACCAAATGTCGATAAATCTTGTGTATCATCAACAGTAATTGCAGTTGTAGTTGCAGTGTTTATGCGTCCTGATCGCCTAGCACCACTACGAACTGGATCATTAACATCTATAACTGCTCCAGGTCTGATTGATACTCCAGTGTCAACAGATGTAGTAAAAGAAATAACCTCCGACTCATTTTGTTCAGCGAAAAGTATTGCCTTTCCTAATCTTTGCGCTTGACCACGACTTGTACAAGCAAAAGCTCTTACATCTTTTTTAACAACGCCAAGTTTAGCTTTAGCAGTGCTATCTTCTACAATTTCATAATCTATTTCTCTTGAATCCATATTGTAATAACTAACAGCTACGACAGAATGTCGTGTTTTTAATGATGAGCCAGAATAAGAGAATCCCTCTTCAGTTACATTTGCAAGACTGAATAAAAAACTTGCATCAGTAGGTTTATCTTGTGCAATTGTTATTGTCCCTGCACTCCAAATAGGCATACATCGCATTACTCCACATAATTCTTCAATTAAATTAAACGCTTCTTTTGCCGATAAAATATTTACATTACAGCTAAATCTTGCTTCTGTATTTCCAAAACCATCATCAACTAATGTATTAGCGAATTTAGAAGCATCGACAAAACTAAATAAATCTAAATTACTATCAGCAATATGATCGCCTAATCCGTATCTAGTCGTTGTAAGAAGATCAAGTAACACCATTGCAGGGCATGAACACCACTGTGCTGCAGCCATTGTTCCATTAAATATATAACCAGTTGGGTATATAATCCTACCTGTAGCACTATCAACAGTAGGAGTGCCAGAACCAGATGCTCCTGCACCTGGAATCCTTATTTTGACACCTCTTATTCTATATTTTCTATTTGGAATATTGCTTACTATTTTACTATCAAGGGTTAAGGCAGCATAAGCACTATTTGCATAAGCTTGATGATCGTCTACCAACTCTTGCATTGACAAGACATTAAAAGCATTTATCAGTGAAGCACTTGTACTATCAGCAGTGACACGAACAACTTTTATATCAACAGGGAAAGCACCGTTAATATTAACTCTGTAATCTTTTGAATATGAATCACCTGTACGACCTGTGATCGTATCCGAAATCACATCGGAATAACCACCTGAATTGTATTGAATTTGTATTTTTAATTGAACACTACCTCCTAATAAATCACCATTATCTTTTGCCTCTTGCAATTGAGGGAAGTTAATTGTAACTCGAACAGCATCAACAGTTGTTGTTGTAATTTGTTGAGTAACACCACCATTAGCAACGGTACAGGCTCTAGGGAAACCAGAAACAGGACTAGACGACTGTTGTATTCCTGGTATATATGTTTGACCAGACGTACCAAAACGAGGAGTAAAAGTTACATCTTGATAGTTATAATCTGTTGCTTGAGGATTTGTAGAATCTGCACTTGAATTAAGAATAGGAGTGTTATCTAAATAAACATCTTTTAACGCAGCAGTATTATATGCAGTTGTTCCTTGTGTCCTGTTTTCTTTCGATGCAGTAGCAAAGCCTTCAATTTCCCCTTCACTGATTAAGTCCTGAAGAGTTACAAATTGCCTACTGTTTAACGTGTCAGGCGCACGAGTTGGTTTAGGTGGAGATTGCTGTTTATTACCACCACCTGCTCCTCGTATTACTTTCGTCATGCTGTCACCTGATCAGTCGTTAAGTTCATACTAATAACAGTAGAGCCTGTAAATATCTCTCCATATACGATTGGATGCGTTGTCCCTGCTCTGGAGGTGTTTGGCGTTCCACCAAAGTCAAAAGATATGCGTGGATCTTGATCATTCTCAAATTTCTCTGGTTTAGGGATAGGGAATAGCATTTCTGAAACTCCATATAGAGCTAATGCAATACCAAGTTTTCCAGCCATTACTGCTGCGCCACCTCCTGCTTGAAAGAATGTCGCTGATGCTGCTGGTGCAAATCCACCTGAAGCGATAGCAATACCAATCAAAGCAGCACCAGCGAGAATTTTTCCCGTACCTCCTCCAGCACCAGCGATAACAGGAACAATTTTGATCTCTTCTGCTACTGGATAATGAATTTCTTCTTCTCCTATATCCGTTCCATCAGTTAAAACTTGGTAATGCTGTTTATTCATGTGAGCCTCTAATTGAGGCCAATTCATAAATAAAAACCTAATACAATCTCCAACACTATTTACATGAGCGTCTAATTCGCTATGTCCTGTGATCTCTTTTAGATCACCATACAATTTAATTGTTTTCAACATACCGATACCTGCCTCCCGTACATTTTAGCAACCATTCGGAATAAGGTTCCTGACAACTTAAACGATCTGCTAAGTGATGTAAAACTTCTCCATTTAAAAAGATTGCAGCATGATTTAAACCTTTACCCATAATTGACATTAATAAAACATCCCCGTTTTCTAATCTTTCATCTGGTTTTAATAAACGAAAATTTGCTAATTCTGCTGCTTCTTCAAATACTGGTTTTTCTAAAAACTCTTCAGGTGTAACAGGTCTTTCCCAGTCAATTAATTCAATTCCTTTCTCTTCTCGATACCAATCTCTAACTAAGGTATAACAATCAGTAATACCCCAACACCACGGTCTACCCTTTAACGCTGGCTTGTATCCTGTTGGTTCGTAATATCCCCATTGTTCTGTTTTTGGATTAACAATATGCCAAGGCAAACTACCTGCTTCACAGCTAACTTTATCTGCTTCACTTGCTACTGCTGGCGTTGTTGGATGCGAATGTATCACGCTAACGATTTGACCTAAACCATCTGCTTTAACATAATCTTCTGGGTCTAAAATAAAACATTGATGAGAATAAGTTGATAAATTACGACAAGGATAATAAACTTTTTTACCTTTAATATTTAATAACAAGCCAACAGATTCTTTCGGCTCTTCTTCTTTTGCATGTTCTAATGCTTTTTCTTTCCAAGCCATTAAATAAATGTACCAATAGAAGGGAATATATCCCTTGTGCATTGTCTTTTAGGTAATCTAATCCCTGCTAAATCACTAACACTTGCTAGCTCAAAGGTAACAACATCTCTAGTTTCAGTAACTTTTCTATCTATATAATATATTTCTCTAGGAAATTCATTGTTAGCAGCAGTACCAGGACCAACAGATTCTTGTGCAAATAAATCACTATCTTCTAAAGCAATATAATCTGTTGAGTTTTCTTGAACAAAAAGTCCGTTAGATGCAAAGTTAGTTTCATCTAAGAACTTAGCTAATGTTCTAATTCTTGTTACTTTTGCACCTGTTAAATCATTACCTGCTGTTATTAAATTAACCTCTAACATTACAGCACTAATTAAAGACAAAGCATTGCTAATTGTTATTTGGGGTCTGGGAAGTTGTCCTTTTTGAAAAGCGAATCCACTCGCCTCTACTGGATAACGTAAATACTCATTACTTTGCCAAACAACTTTTCCATTCAAATCTAAATTACTACCTGCATGAAATCTATATGTCATGGTTGTTTGACTACCATGCAATGTTGAATCTAATTCAAGTTCAAATAATTCAATAATTGCAGAAGGATTAGTCTTCTGTAGATCACTAATAATTGGATCTAGACTCATGGCTCAAATACTTCCCTAAATGTTGCTGTAATAATCGCTCTATCTAAATATGGGATTGATTTATTCCATGAATCGCAAACGTATTTAGAAGATGAACTTTCACCATGAGGAGTCCAATCAAAACTTGCTTGATCTAAAGCTCTTGCGTCTAAAAATGTTTCTATAGTGTCTGAATCTGTTTCAG